CTATTTCTACTAACGACTGTAGACCTGCTTCAGATACAGCCCCAAATCCTTCCATATTTTCTAAAATACTTGTATAGGCATTTAATAATATTTCTATGTCTCCCTGTAGGTTTAATGTATTTAAGATGTAATCCTCAAAATCTATAGCACTTAAAATCCTAGATATATCCTCCTTAGTATATCCTTGACTTTTTAAGTCTATAACTTGCTGTGCTAAATCTCTTTGCACTCTTTCTATTGCAGATCCAAACTTATCTGATGCACTGTCTATAATCTTACTCATTTACTGGCTTTTCTAAAGCTTGTAATAAACCATTCGACTGTGTAGATTGTGGATTATTTATGTTTTTATTATTTAATATTATTTCCTCAGCTCCTTCTCTTGTTAGTTCTGCATCTTTAGACATTAAATAGTCTACTGGAGTAGCAAGGTTGTTGCTAAATAACCAGTCCCATTTATTTCTCTCATTTTCAGGATCAGGAAACTCAATCTCTGTAAAGTTAATAAAGATGTTATCAGGCATATTGATACCAGTCTCTGCAAGAGCAATTTGCTTTTCAATTTTATATATATGCTTTTCAAGTTGTCTAAATTTCTCAACAGCATCCTCTCTGCTTTCCATTAACTCTAAATTATTTAATTTTATAGCTACACCTGACTGATTGCCATTAACTCCCCAATCAAAACTCATGTGATGATTAGTAGATAATAATGTTAATTGATCTTTAATAGCATCTATAGAGGGCTGTATGTTAGTCTGTGGGTTTACACTATACATGTTACCATCTTCAATAACAGATAATTTATTTAATCCTATTTGTATATTATTAGCATCTACTCTACCATTACAGGCTAAAATACCATCTGACATCCTTAACTTAAATGCTAACTGTGTTAATTGCTGATCTATCTGCTTGTTAGTTTGTGCTATGTCAAATCCTTCTCCAGTAGTCCAAAAATTATCTATTGAGTCATTATGTAAAAATACAAATGGTAAAATACCATAAGGATTAACACCATCTTCATTACCTTCCATGTGCATTATCTTACCATTATAATTAAACATATAATGCTCAGTGTCAGACCAATATACATAAGTCATGTCTTTAACATCACCTCTAGATCCTGATGGATGCCCTAAACAATACACAATGCCTATAGGATCCATAAAGTTATCATCACTAAATACAGGCTCAAACTCTAATACTGGCTCATAAGTAAACCCATTACCATTCCATGCTATTCTTACAGCTATAGTCCCTAATAAATTGTGTATTCGTTCTATTTTTTTTAGCTTGTAATCTTTTTGACCAATTAGATCATAATACTTATCTGTGTCTATTGTTCTATTAGGACTATTTTTATATACTAGACTTATTCTATCTATTAATCTTTTAGTAATTTTTGATGTATATATATCTATCTCATTATTAATAGAGCCTTTAAATTTATCTTCTATGTATTTAGCAGTGTTATCATAAGTATAGTAGTCTATTGCCATAGTTCTCTCAGCGAAAAATCTATCTATAATATCACCTTTATATTTTTGGAGAGTCTCCTCCATCATTTGTCCTGCATTACTATATATAATCATAAATTAAAAGTCCTTGTTACTGGAGGTCTTACTGGGTGTCTATAATGTAGACCATAAGTAGCAGAGTCTAAAGCATGAGTCCTCCTTATATCTGTCTTATCTATACCTCCATTTTTATCTCTACCACATAACTCAAAATCTTTAATTAACTCTACACACTTAGGATCTACAGTAAGTTTTATAGATCCAGTAGCATCTTTAAGCTTGTAATTCAGTGCACTTATTCTATCTCTATGTGTTGGTGCTTTTCTAGCTGATATTACATTAAATCCGTAAGCTCTTAATATATCAAAATCACTACCACTAACAGATGTAGTGGATCTAGCTGATCCTGATGGATCAGGATATATATCCTTAACATGATTCCATTTTTCTTTTATTTTTCTTGCCATTTCATCAGTATTACTATTAGTTAATCTAATCTCATCATAATAATGCAGTGTCCCATCACTAAACTCACTGCATAACACACTGCTCATATAATCACAATTAAAGTCTATGCCTATCCATTTATAATGACCTAACTCATTAGCTTTCTTAACATGGGTATCTCTATCAAAATTATAAGCTACTCTATTTCCTGCTGATTCAAATGTAGCCTCAAACTCCTGCCTAAAAGTCCTTTTATCCATAGATCTTTTAGCTTTATTTATTTCTTCAATAGGCACAAATCCACCATCTACTGTTTTAAATTGCCATGATTTCCAATCCTTATCAGATCCCTGACCTTTTAAAAATATATCATAGAAATGGTTATGACCATCAGGAGTCCCTATAAATAATGCACTAGAGTTTAATGTATCTACTAATGATGGATATATTATTTCCTCCCACACATTAGGCTTCATAAAAGCATACTCATCTAATACCACTCTAGACAGTGAAACACCTCTAAGAGAGTCCTCATTATCTGCACCTTTTATAGCTATTTCTGCTCCATTATTAAATTTAATACTTAAATCACTTTCATTAATTTTTAAGTGAGGTCTCCCACCAAGTAAGTTCTTTAGTAGAGGAAATATCACCATCCTCCCCTGCCTGTATGTAGGCATAATAATCCACCTTCTCTCCTGACTCTGTAATGAACCATTCAATATATATAGGAGGCTTAGACTTGTCTTTCCAAATCTTCTCCCTGCCACAATACATTTCCATCTGCTCTGATGGTTCAGGATCTTCCTGATATTCTTGGTCGTAACTAGATTCAATTATTTTCAATGCCTTCAATATCAAGGATTTTAATTGGTTCAATTTCTTGAGTTTGGACTCTTTCAATAGCTTTCCCTTCTGTTCTATCAGCTATGAACTGGACTGCCCATGCTTTACCCTGTATAGCATATTTATAAACATTTTGCATAACTACATCTATTTTTCTATCACCACTGTCCTGCTGTTCTTCACCTATATGCTTTAATATATCAGCTATAGATATAGATCCTTTAGGTCTGCCTTTACCTGCTTTATTACCTGCTATAAATTGACCTTTAGAGTTACGGTCTGCACCGTTTTTACCGTTATTTGACGGTTTGTCCATATTACCTCATTTATTGTGGTTAGCTAACCATAAAAAGTCTATTTTTAGTATCTGCACCAATATTATTACTTTATCACAGTTTTAAGGCTTAGACTGTTCCTATATATATAAGGCTAGGTTTAGGGTGTTTTTTGCATATTATTTTATTTATATATATTTTTTATAGCTATTATAGTCTGCTTTCTAATTCTGCTTATCTGACTAATACTATAATAATTTTTTAAAAATATACTAATATCATCTAAAGTATATCCTTTAATAGTTAATTCTATTATTATTATTTGATTTTTATTTAGGTAGGATTTAAGGTAACTCCATTCTAGATCCCAATTATCATCAGAGACACCTATAGCCTGTAAAAGTCTATCCTTAAATTTATAATCTCTTACAGGTTTTTGACTTTCAGCCTTTTGAAAGTCTATTAATGTTACTTTTTTACTCCAGTCTATTGATGGCAAGGGTATCTATAAAGTCATCATAGTCTATTAACATTAAAGCTCTCCCATTATCTTCTCTAAAACATACTGCATCTACACCATCAGGAATCTGTAAATAAGATGCTATTTTTTTTCTCCTTTTGCATTGTATATTCCAATCCCCTACCACTATATCTACCTCTGAGCATTTACCTAATGACCTCCCATCACTAGCATAAGCTCTCTGACTAGGTATTCCTTTTGTTTTAGCCTTATTTACACACTCTCTCTCAAATCCATTCCCTTTTACTTTGCTACTATTCATATCTAACTCCACCCTGATTATAATGATCATTAAATGTGTCTACACATTCTTTTAATTGATTATTAGTAGGAGAATTTACACTATATAAATGCTTACCATCTGCACTATTTAATTTAGTTAATGGTTCATTTTTATAATATAATCCTAACCCTGCATGATTTAAAAACACCTCTAATACTCTTAACATTATCATTTATTACTCCTTATTATTATTTATAAAATCTTACTTGACTATCAGCATTTACAGTATCATCTGTAATTAATTTTAATCCAGTTACTCTAGTTCCTACACCTTTATCTATACCCTGAGCCCATTTTTTAGCATTTCTAAAACCCTTAACTACATCAGTCTTACACCATTTACCATTATCTAATACTATTTCAATTCTAGTATAAAAATTTTTACCTGATTTAGTAGGCTGTAAAGAATGTATTTTTTTAATGTGTCCTTTATGTGTCATTTTAATCTCCTAATATGTTTTTTTATGTGTATATTGTGTATTCTCCTCTTGAAATAAAATTTTCAATGTGTATTAAATACACTAAATACACAAATGTAGTTTATATAACATAATCTCCTTTATTTGCATTTAGGGCATATTTCCCTAATTAATTTATAAGTAGGTAATGATCCTTTATCCCAAAAATCATACATATTATTTATTTTTTTAAGTCTTGAGTAATTACTAGGCTTTCTTAGCCATGTGCACTCACATACATTACAAAATTTAGGAGGCTTAGATATATAATCCTGTCTATTTAAAGCATCTATATTATCATTAACTCTATAATCTTTAGGATACCACCACCCATTATCTATATCTGTTTTTTCCAGTTTTTGAGTATGTTTTTTACATCCTTTTGACTTGCTATGTTTTGTGATGATTTTTTCCATTGTTCCTGAAACACCTTATTCTGTTTTTTTTCATTAATATGCCTAATATCTTCATCTGATATATTTATAGTCTCATCTATTTCATCTAACCATCTTTCTTGATTTAAAAAAGTAGTTGGATGAGGTATATAAGCACCTCCATCAGATTTCCAATTATCAGAAATTAAATATTTTTTAAGACCATTAACAATGTCATTATATTTATCTTCTAATTTTCTTGAGATCCATATCTGTCTAGCTTTCTTTTTAGATTTTTTATTAGGATACTGCATCCAAAATAGATCAAAATTAGGTATATTATTATTATTTATTACATTCTTACCTTTATTGTATGTGGTTGCTGACTGGTTGCTCTGTGGTTTTTTATTGGTTACAGTATCCTGAAAGTTATTGTAATTACAGATAGTTAAGTGTGTTAGATTAGTGGTTAGATTTTTATTAATCATTTTTAGTTTTTCAAGTAAATTAATATAAGTCCTGACTTTCTGCCTAGACCATCCCCATCTGTTTTGTAAAAATTTAACTGACCTTAACACTTCACCTCTTTTACAAGTGTAGACAGTGCCTTTAATTAATACATCTGTAGTTTTATGATTAGCTAATAAAAGTAAATCTATCCAAGCTCTAGCTTTATCATAAGGCTTAGTATCCCATAAAGGATTATCTTGTATTGATCTATAAAGCTTAATAAATCCATTATTCATATAATACTCCTAGAGAGGAGGGACACAGGTTATATAACACCTCATGAGGAGCGACAAATAAGGTAACCCATGCCCCTATAATTAACATTCTAAAAAGGTATCTCCTCAGTTACCTTTTCTTCATTTTCATTTACTAAATCAGGTGTCAGATTAGTAACATCTATAACTGGCTTAAATTTTAAGCTTAGGTATTTTTTACCATTACTAGCCTCATTTTTCCATGCACTAATATAATATACTGCTCCATCTATATTAGCTTTACCAGTTAAATCAGGTGATTTTTCCTTAGTTTTTTCAGCAGGAAATAGAGCACCTGTATCTAATTTATGCTCATAGCTCATATTTTAAAAATCCTCCATGTTTATTGTTTTAGGTTTATGTTTAATTACTTTAGGCTTATCTAATGATAGCTCATTACCATCATCATCTACCTGCCCTAATCCTAGCACAGCAGTCAATAAATATCTCCTGCCATAAGTCATAGCCTGACCTATAGAATGTGGTGTTACATTCCCCTGCCTGTCCTTTATAGGCATCATTAACTCTGACTCTATAAACTCTCCTGATACATGCAGTAATTTAGTAGTAACGAAAAAAACACCATCTATAAATTTAGATCCTTGTGTGATTGCTATATCATATTTAGGCAATATATTTAATGCAGTCTCTAACACTGCTGAAAGATCAGCATAATCACTGCCAAAATGTGGATTTTTAGCATTTTTTTTAACACCTTTAGATAATTCTTTTTGTGCCTGTGCTAATTTATAATTAATTAATATTAAAGGACTTGTTTTAGCCTCTTTAATAATTTTATTAAAATGATCTCTTTGATAATTTAACATATCCTCTAGATCTTCTATAGCCTCTTTTTGCTTTTTATTTTCATATTTTAAAGTCATTTTTTAGCTCCTTTTTTATGTTTAAAAATTCTATCATACTCCTTAGCAAAATGCTTAGACCATTTTACTCTCTGCTCACTACCTTTACCATTTAATTTCATGCTATACATCTCTCACAATAATAACCAGTTTCATCTGTGTAATTATTTTTTTTCATAAGTATTAAATTATAAGTTCCTAAAACATCATTACAGTGTGCACATTCCATATATTCTATATTCCAACAAGTAGCACAATATAAATCAGTCTTATTTTCAACTATTACACCATCATTTTCTTCACATCTTACACATGATCCTCTATCCATCAATAATCCCTTCCTCTAAACCATATAAAGCCATCATTATCTAATCTGCAAGTAATAAACCAACATAAAAATCCCCCTGATACAGTATATACAGAGGGATTTTCTATCAATAATAATACTAGACCTAAGCACCATATAAAACCAAGTAAATATCTCATTATTTAGCTCCTTTATAATAAACTTTAGTCCCAGTAACATTAATACCAAATGAGTCTAACTTATCTTCATTTAAGTCTACATCTAAACTATATAAGCATTTATTAAAAAACCATAATAAAGCTACTAATAATTTACATTCCATTTTCAATCTAGCTAATCTGACTGGATTGCAAAATGTAACCCTTTTAAGATTTTCTCTAGCTTGTATTTGTGCATCAGTTATAAGACTTAGCTGTGTGCTCATTTGTAACATTTGGCTAATTTGTTTTTTTGTCATTATTTCGCTCCTTCTATTTTATTATAACAATAATCCTGCAAATCATCACCTAATCTAATTAGTCCTACACCAATTAGCTTATTATACCATATTGCAGAATCTACTACATTTTTAATAGTTAATTCATTATGCACCATTAAATCTATAATTTCATCTTGTGTTATAGCTTGTTTTTGTATTTTGTTTAATTTTTTTATCACACATTTCCAATTAGCTATAATACCTTTCTGAAATTGTATTTCTTTATCTTGTGCATAAGTCATACCATCTTTATCAGATCCATACAGCTCATAATATTTATTTAATATTTTAATTTCAGCTTTTAGACATATCTCAAATCTATCTATAATATTACTTAACATTTTGACCTCCTATTAATACACATATATAAGACTCTATAGAGTTTAATAATATTTTTTGCTGTTTAGCTGTGCAAACTATATCAATATTATTAACATCTTTATAATAACCTATAAAATTTATAATATTTATAATATTCTTATTAGATAATCTCATAGATAATTTTATTATATCTCTCATAGTGCCTATAGGCAATATTCTTAAATCTAATGTATTATTTAGAGTTTTATTAAGTTTTTTTATTATTTTTGTTCTGTCCATTTTTGCTCCTTGTTTGTTATTTTTAAATGTCGCTCATATAAAATACTAATAATAATTCAAATAAACAAATAATTATTATTATATATTGTTAAGGAACTTAGGGCAAGGGTGTCCCCACTTTCTATACTATATAAAATATTATAAAACAAGTAAAAAAAGTATAATACTACTTTTTAAGATTTTACTTGCTTTGTATTATTTGGCTCAAATTTAGCGATAAATCAAAAGCAAGTGCTTTTATTAAATAAGTATATTAAAAATTAATAATTTTAAGTATTTAGTATGTTTTTGAAAGTCTTAGAGGAGGATTTTCTAAATTTCTTCTAATGTTAAGCTAACTGAATAATGATTTACAGCAGTTTGGTTAATTTTAGTGTTAAATATCCTAGCTAACATTATATTATTAGGAGTTTGAGCTGTTGTAAATGTTTGTGTATTGTCTAAATGGACTATTACTGGCAAGTGTGAGCCATAAGACTTATTTAATACAGCACTATAAAAATCAGTGCTATTAGACAATGCAGATCCACCATCATTTTCAGGATAAACTACATCATCAGACATAAAACTAAAATTAAATGTTAAGACCTTTTTACCTGCATCATATATGTTGCTAGGTGATGTAGCTGTAGCTAATTGCCATTGATCTAATACCCATGATTTTCTAGGTGCATTTAAAAAATTACTATATCTTCTGCCACCTTGTGATGTAGATATAACATTATTAAATACATCTTGTCTATTAAATTTTAAATCAGGATTAAAAGGAAAGTCATAATACTTACCTACCATTATAGAGCCTATTTTTACATCTGAATTAAAATTATTACCACCTACATCTGTTATACTTAATTTTATTTTCTGATTCTGACTAGTTGTAGTAAACTCTACTAATGACCATCCATTTAATGCAGGTGTTATAGTATTGCTATTAGATACTGTAGCATTACACACTTCAGTTAATGTAGCAGGATTTTGAAATGATCCATCTGTGTCATCTGTAGTTATTACTATATTAGCATCTGCTTCTTTTAAATTGTGTCCTAATATAGCTATATAGTTAGATCCTTGTCTAGAATCATCAGTAATATTAGTATTTATAATTATAGTAGTATCTGTGCTAGTCCCATTAACACTAATAGTCTGTATATTACTTGGATCTAAATCAAATAACTCATGGACATTAGATCCACTAGCAAAAGATCCACCAGTAGATGTTATATCACTAGTAGTTATTTTACCATTTAATAATAACCAATTTACCCAGTCTACATATATTCTAGGTGTTTTTACTCTACCATAACTCATTTATTAATCCTCATTTATAGTGTCTATAATTTCATTAATTTTATTTATGATTTCTAAAATTTTATTTCCATATTCATCATCTTTAAATATAGATTCATCTTCAGTAGTTAATTTATTCATTATGTTACCTCTGCAATTATACTAAATACCATATACCAAAAATAACTTGCTGAGGTATTTGTAGTAGTTCTTCTTAATGATGGAATTAATATATCGCCTTCTGATAATGATACATTTAATCCAGTTTCTTCCATTTTACTTTGTATATTAGCTGTTATATTATCTGTTTGCGTTGAACCAATTTGTGTTAAAGATGTATCACCAACACTTCCATAACTTGGTGTTCCAGTTGATAATGCTAGTTGATATGTTTGTGAACTACTTGCATAACCTCTCATGTGATAAGATTTTAAAGTGCAATTTTTAGGAACTACAATACAAGGATTTTTACTATCTGTCCATGTAGTAGGTGGATTTGTTGATGTTGAAATAGTGTGTCCCCATAAATAAAAATTAGCACCATAAACATTAGATGGGTGGTAAAATCGCAAATATCTTGTCTGAAACCTTCCAGACCATTGTGGTGTCCAATAAGATACACCACCACCTCCACCACCTGCTAAACTTGCACCATTTGTTATTTGAACATCATTACCTGCATCATTTGTAAAATATAAATTATTAGGAGTATCATTTTTAACCCAAATCTGCCCTCTAGCTCCACTATCTGCATTAGCAGAAGATTGCTCTTTAATTTTTATAGGTTGCTCAAATCTAGTTTCTGTATCTTTAAATAGCACTGTTTCTGAATCATCCATTAATATATTTATATTTGATCCATCTGAATATATAGCATCATTATTATTAATATCACCAAATCTAACATATCCCTGATCTACTTTTATATCACCTGTAGTGCTTACATCACCAGTAAAATCTGCTCCTGCTAAATTAGCTTTCAAATTTAATGCTGTTTGCTGTGCTGTAGATACAGGTTTATTAGCATCAGTAGTATTGTCTACATTATTTAAAGATAAACTAGTTTTTATTTCAGTAGCATCTTTACCCTCTAATCCATTAGATGTAAATACAGCTATATCACCATTAGCTACTGTAGCACTATCTATCTTAACTATATTAGTATTAGATATGCCTGTTATAGCTTCAGATTTTAAATTAAATATTTTTGATGCTTTTATATTAGAGTCTCTATCTTGAATTACTATTTTATAAGCTCCTAATGCTATATTATTAGGCACAGCCCATGCAAAAGATCCATTATTATCTGCATCATATAACTGATTATGTGCTGTCCCTGATGCTAAATTAGTAAATTTACTATTATTTTTAAAGACACAAATAATTACTCTACTTATATTGCCAGTGCTTGACCATGTAATATTAAATGATGAATCATTTACATTTATATCAGTAGTAGCATTTGTTATAGTTATAGATTTATTAGTAGCTACACTAAAAGTATTTGCAGATATAGCTGTATTACTGCCACTAGATACTTTTATTTTATAATCACTAGCTACAGCCTGATTAGTTGGTATTACATAATCATAATACTCACCTTTATAATTACTAATTATAGTAGATAATACACCACCTTTATCTAGCTCTATATTAAAACTTTCTAAAGATTCTGTTCTGTCCCATTTTACTCTTATAATTTCACCTTGATAAAAAGTTAATCCACTATCACTAGGATATAAATTACTTATAGCTTTGTCTTGTAATGTAAAAATACCACTAGATTGTGTAGTTAAGTTATGTGAAATTCTTATTCTATATGTAGTCCCTGCTGTTAAGCCTGTAGTATCCCAATCATACTCACCATCATTTGTAGTAGATGCTGTAAGTTGTATCCAATTAACACCACTATCTACTGAGTAAAATATACTTACATTTGATATTAGTCCTGATGTTCTCCATTGTATTTTTACAGTTTCACCTATGTCTATTATATCACTAGGATCAGGATTTAATATTTGTATATTGTTAGCTATTGTCATTATAATCCTAACTCTAATAAAGTTACTTTTAAATTTTGTATTTTTTTAGATATAGATGTTACTATAAAAGCTATATTATTAAGATTATCACCAAAATAATAATTTAATTTATCTAAATCACTATTTTCAAATGCTACAATATCACCACACTGCAATTTATAAAATTTAGGATTTATTAATGTTAGTGTAATTTCTGCTCTAGGTCTAGCATGTAACTGAGCATAATAATTTACATGACCTGCATCAACATCAAAAGTGTTACTAATTTTATTATCACTAACATTATATTTAACTATACCTTTTTCATTGTTAGTAGGTATATTTAACCCATTATAAACTACTCCATCATTACTAGTGTCTGAGTTTCTTACTAAAGCATCTAATTTTACATATTTAACATTTTCATTTGTATAACCGAATCCGAATTGATTTCTATACTCTGTCTCATGTTCTGAATTATAAATATAAACACTATCTTTTGCAGGGTGTGGATTTCTTGATACATTCCATTTTGTAATAACATTATCTGTCAATGCTATATTTATATTTTTATAATCATTTTCATTAATATTAAATACTACATCCTCTGATCCGTAGCTACTTTTAATAAATATGTATTTAGGAGTGTCATTTTCTTGTGTATAAATAAAGCCTCCTTCATATTGATACTGGTTTAATTTATCACTTAATGTAGTAGGTTCATTTATAGTGTCTCTTATATTCCATGAGTTTCTTAGTGTTAATAACTCATCATAATTTATAGGTGTAGTAGTTCCTATATCTGTATATCTATATAAAAGCTCTCTATGTGCTTCTAATATGCTAGTTATAGGATTATCAGCAGTAGATCCAGTAAATGTAGCTTTTATGCCATCTGCATTACTATATAAAATTTCCTCAGGAGGATCTGTGTATGTTCTTACCTCAAATTCATTTTCATCAGTTTTTACTGAGTGCTCTGCTATTATTATAATATCATATAATCTAAAATCAGCACTTATAGTCTCTCCATCAGGATTTTCATCATATACCTCTACTAATAACTCACCTGATTCTACACCTCTAGTTAAATCTATTAATCTATAATTAGCTGAATAATCTTGATCAGTTATACTAGCACTACCTGTTCCAAACCTTAGATTATATACTATTTCTCCATTCCATAATATTCTAACACCATTAACATCTATTGCATTAGCTGTTCTATTTATATTAAACCATTGAAATTTTACTAATAATTTACATTTTAACTCCTCATCATTAACATGAGATAAAGTGCCATCAGGCTTTTTAAATTCTACTTGTATTTTAGTAAATGCTGATCCAATAGTGTCCCCATCTTCATCTTCTCTAACTAAAGATGGGTATGATATCCTATCTGCTTGAGGTAATGAAAATCCTACATAAGATGAGTTACTCTCATCAAATAAATTAGCTATAGTATTTTCTGCTAAATATGATGAACCTTCTGTAATTTCTACATTTACAGGTCTTATAGCAAAACCTCTCCTAATACCTCTATCAGTCCATAAGTAATGAGCTCCATTATGATTACTAGTAGCCTGATCATAAATATGCTCTAGATGTGCTTCTGTGTTATCATTCCAAGCCTGTAAACTATATAAAGGTAAAAATTTATCATAAGCTTTATCATAATAATAAAGCATAGTCATTCTAGGAGTTAATCCAGTATCAGGATTATTATATGTATAATCCTGTGCATAATCTGATATTACATAAGGTGCTCTGTCATTTTTTAAAGTAAATGTTTCATTAGTATCTATTTCAACATTTATATCAGGTGCATGTAATACAGGTCTAAAAGCATTAAAATTATATCTATTACTATCTGTTATAATTTTTGCATCTATAGGAGAATAATTAGTGCATGAATTATCTGAGCATGATATTCTATCAGAGTATATACTAGGCTGAAATATTTGAGCATATTGTGAATATTTACCAAACACTAAAGGTATAGGTATATTATCACTAGTTTTTTTATGAATATCTATTTCATCAAATACATTTAAATTTATAGCATTTATAGTTACACTATTTATATCATGCTCTATAGATTTTATTTTACCTACGAATAACTCTAAGCAATTAGACAAGCTACTATTATTATTTAACTGGCTATATATTTTTAATTTTCTTCCTATATATTGATTATCTGTAGGATCTTTACTGTGTATAATTTGTGAAATCCATCTAGTATTACTATAATCTCTATACTCTTTATTAATAACTGTTATACTTACATTACCTGTTTTAGCTACTGATTTAAAAATATCTATAGATTGCTTTATACTAGGAGCATTAGATACTATTCCCATATAATCTACAGTATCTACTACAGTATCATGATAAGCTAAACCTGTGAAATTAGTTTCATCTTCATAATATAGCTGAAAAATCCAATTTTCTTGAAAATTACCAGTCTTTAAAGTATTATCATAATGTGCAGGAACTGTTAAAGCCATTATATTAGTCCTAATCTTCTACTATTTTCTATTTCAGGCACTATAACATCTCTTATAAAATCTGCATCTGACACAGGTGAGTGAAAATGTAGATTTACACCTCCTGCCTGTGCTGTTCCTGTGCCTCCTAATGGTGTAATATTTACTGACTCAGCACCATTTTCACCTGCTATAATCATAGTAGGCTCTGTAACTACCTCATTCATACCATCCTCAGCAAATTTAGGCACTAAAGACTCAAATAATATATTTACTGCTGTTGCACCTACAGCACCAGTAATTAATCCTAATAATCCTTTAGTAGAAATTTCTTTAGCTAACATTCCTGCTATTGCTTCCATTAAATAAGCTTTTATTACTTTTCTTATAGACTCTAAAATATTATCAGATGATGCACCTGTAGCTATAGCTGTTTCTAATCTTGCTACTCTTTTCTGTTCTTCTGATTGCTCTATTATTTTTGCCATTTCCTTCTCACCATCAGCTATAGTTTTAGTTTTAGCAGGTATTTTTTCTATCTTTTTTAAGTAACTATCTAAATTGTCATTTCTTTTAACTTCTACTACATTTAAATCATCTGTAGCCTGTAAAGCTTCAGCTAAAGCATCGGTTTGAGCATTTGAGTTATCTTCTACTGCTTGTGTATTAGATTCTAAATTAGTAGTAGCCTCATCTGCTGATCCTCCTATGTCTTTAAACCCTTTTACTACTTTAGTTGTAAATTCTGCTAGTCTCCTCATACCATCAATTAAAGGTAAAATTATAGGCATAAGAATCTCACCTATAGCCTCTGCTGTGTCTCCTAGTGCATTTTTCATCTGATCCATTTGACCTGAAAATGTCTTAGCCCCTTCACTAGCTTGACCTTCAAATAAATCTGCTAATATTTCAAGACCTTCTCCACTTTTTAACTGTTCAGCAGTTAGATCCTTCATTTCAGGGACTAACTCACCTAACTCTCCTGCCATACCTGATAAAGTTTTAGAGGTATTTCTTACAGCAGTCTCTAAAGTTTGCCCTGTAGCTTCAGCCATATCTAAGGCTATAGGTATTATTTCTTTTATTTGTGCCTCAGACATTCCTAGTGATGCTAGATATGCCTGTTGCTCTATTATAGCCTCATCACCAAATCTAGACACCTGCTGTAATGCTGATGCTTGATCTAATAATGCCTGTGATGTTTTACCTAAACCAGTAGCTAATTTTTTTTCTGCTTCTTCTTGTCTACCATAAGCATTAATAGAGGCTGTAATACCTGCTACTAATCCCTGAGCTGACATATAAGCTAATCCTATAGCTCCTATTTTTTTAGCTACAGATCCTAAATTTCTACTAGCTTTCTCTGTGCCTTTTGTTAATAATTGTATTACTACTTTATTTGCCATCTATAGCCTCTTTAATTTCACATTCTATAATAAAATAATCATCTACAAATTTTGCAGGTGTTAGCTCCATATTTTCATACATTGGTGTCCTTGTTTGTTTGCTAAATTGTATTGCTTTAATTAACACCTGATCCCTTTTATTATATAGATTAACTGGATTACAGAAAAATAAATGCTGATCATATAGTGCTCTACCTACTTTAAATCCTTCTTGTTTACTTTCATCATATAACCTTATTAATTCATTATGTATATCATCAATAGTTTGAAATTCTATAGGCTTTCTTAATGATGGACTAAGTGCTATATAAGGTAAATTATATGCACTATTAGGCTTAATTCCCTTACAAAAATACCAAGTATTAAGCCTTAATAGTATTTCATTTATTTTTTTTTTGCTTTATTTTTTATAATAAGTGGAAAGAGTTGTATAATGCCCTCAGCTCCTATGTCTGCTAATTCTTCATCAGTCATGCCAGTGCATAATTTCACTACTTTCCCTGCCCTCTCACATAGATTTTTATCTAATAATTTACTGTGTTCTAATAATAAATCATTAAATTTTAAATCCTCCCACACATTCATTTTCTTTAAAACTATTTCTTTAGTTTTAACTACTTTAGAGCCTTTTTTTATTTCCAGTGTTATTTTACTCATTATGCTGTCTTTATACTTATTACTGTAGTAGCTGTATCTACTCCATCATACATGCCTCTATAATTTACAGTTTGCTTCCATGAATCTGCTGTATTTACTGCTACATTTTCTATCATAGCATTAGGCACAGCTATTCCCACAGAAGATGTCCCTGCACATACTATAGCCTTTTTAGCACTGTCATTAAAATTTATAGCACCACTACTATTATCTCTTTTACATACAAAAGATCCTGTTACCTCATAAGGACTGATCACATATCCTACAGGTCTATCATTAGCTTTATCATATCCTGCTATATTTACAGATCTGCTAATATTTGCATTAAATTCAGACATTAAAACAGATTGAGCAGATATTGTTGTAGTAGACATATCCATAAAATTCAAAGGTGTTCCTGCTGTAGTTGTTAGAGATCCACCACTACTACCTAATGTAGCTACATTATCTACCTCTGTAGGATTGTAATTAGTAATAAAAGTAGCTGTTACTTTTAATGCTCCTGCATCTGAAAATCCATAACTAAAAGATAATCCTGTCATCATGCAAGATGTAAAAAATATATCCTTATTTAATGTAGCATCACTACTATCAGACTGTGCTCCTCCTTGCTGAATATATATAGTTACAGGAACTGCATTACTAGTCCCATGCTCATATTTTTTTACACTAGGACTAGATCCTAATAAAGCATTAGTCCCATCACCGTCTCCATACATAGCTAAACACATTCTATCTATTGCTGTAGGACTACCTAAAAACTCTAGAGATATTTCAAAGCTTTTTTTATCTTTAGCATGTTTAGCCTGATGTGTGCCCTGTGTTAATATTCCTGATTTTTGTGGTGCTACCTCTAAAGGTGCTGTAGCTTTTTCTGTAAAATTATAATTTGTGCAGTCTATAGTGTGCCATGTGCCACTATCAGCTACTGTAGGTGTTCCTAGTGTTACCTCAGTTCCTATATTGACTATAGTATCTGCTTTAGTCTGAAATGTATTAGACATTATTATCTCCCTTTATTATTTAACATATAAATAATTACATTTAACATTTAAATCTATTATTTGTAATTCTTCATTATCTTCATTTTCATCATCTGACACAAAATACTCAATAGAATCAACATAGAGACCATACATATTGCCAAAAGATTTAATATTATCAGAAATGAGCTTTTTAAGCCTGTCAGTCCTTGCCTTAGCATATTGCTCTCCTTTTTCTGTGTGTCTCTCTTGTAGGTAATACCTTACTAATATAGAGTATTCTAACTCCTCTGATTGCTGTGAAAAATTTAATGTGTCTACAGATGTTACTGTAATTCTTATACTTTCATTTCCTGACTGTTTTTTATATTTAGAAGATATATAAACATTTTTAAAATAGTCATTTATAAAATCTCTTAATCTATCTTCTATTTTATTATATGTTATTTTAGAATAAGTTAAACTCATCTATATAATCCTACACTATAAGCATTAGTATTTGTTTCAGCTATATTATGATTTCTAACTACAATATCAAATTCATCACCTACATTCATTGTGTTACCACTAAATCTAGCATATAATCCATTACAAATCTCATCCATACCACCTGACACAGTTAATGTGTCTAAAGTTTCCCCATATAATTGATCATTACCAAATTTTTTAACTGAGCATATAGCTACACCATAAGCTCCCTGTGTAGTGCAAGTTAATTTAACTCTATCAAATCTTTCACCTCTCCACTCTCCCCATGTCTCTACTAATTTCATAGATCCAGTATTAACTATTTCTACTATATCACCTGAGGAGTCAGTCTTATCTACTTCAAAAGCTAATTTAATATGTCCATCATTTAATCTATCTACTATACCCGTTTTTTCTGTGTTAGTTACCTGATTATATAACTGCTCTGCATATTCTAAATCCTTAGTTTGTATCATGTATGATGCAGTTAATAAAGCATTAGCCCTTATTATACAGTAATCATATTCAGGATCTGATGCTATATCTAAATGAGCAGGAGGTATAGGTCTAGGAAATTTAGCATCTAGCAAACTACTTAACTCTTTAGCTCCATTTACTAACATTCTATTTACATAAGTTTTATAATCTTCACCTGTTTCAATTAATACATCATCATTAGGATTTCTAGATGCAGGTGAGAATAATATAAGCTGATCACTATAAGCATCATAATACCATTGATTATTCTCTGTTACTCTTACAGTTAAATGCACATTAGCACCATTTATAATAGATTTTGGTGTAGTTCCTAGCATACCTCTTTTTATTGTTAATGTATTAGTATCTATAGCCTCTATTTGCACCTGTTCAACAACTGTAATATCACCTGAAACATATTGCAATTTTATAAAGTCTCCTAATTGTAAACCTGAGGCATCACTTACAGCTAAAGTATTATAATTAATAGTGTCATTATCTATAATATTATCTAATAATGCCTGATTAGTTGTAGTAAGTGAGTTTCCACTAGTTCCAGATACTGCCACCTCTAATTTTTCACCATTAGAAAATAAATTAGTTATTAGTCCTGTATTATGTGCAATCCATACAGATCCAGTAATGTTATTAAAATCTCTAATTATTTCCTTACTATCATAAGAGTCTATATTAGGGATTATATCTTTTAAATCTCTTTGTGTAGCATATTTAAAATCACTTACAGCCATTTTTTACCCCTTCTAACATTAATAGTTTATTATTTTCTGCATCTTCTTTAGATGGAAATGTAGCAATATATTTACTATTTATATATAACTTAAAATCTCCACCTACTTGGATAATTTTAGCAGTATTATTATCCAAGCTTCTTTTTAACTTGAGCCCATAACTTATCATCTAATTTATTTTTAGAAGATGCTACTAAATAATCCATTAAAATTATTGCCATAGTTTTAATCATTTGCTCAGTAAATATTTTTTTTAATATTAATCCTAATATAGTAGGCATTAGTTTCTCCTATGTTTGTCTATTAATTGTAAAATATAAATTTTAATAAGTAAATATATAATCCAAATAGGTAAAGATATACCCATAATCATTAAAAAGTATTGTATATATATCATTTTTTAGGCTTCTTATCTTTACCCCAAATTAGATCACCATTACCTGAAACCATTTTTGAGTGTTTGTTTTGTATTCTTACAGATTTATCATCTAATATTATTTCTTTAGAGCTATCTTCCATCATGTGTGATATTAAATCCTTACAAATTTCTACTAATGGATCAGGCTTATCTGCACCTGATAAAGATGATAAAATAGTAATTAACGAAATAACAACAGAACTTACTACACCTGAAATAACTGCTAAAGATTCAGCCTCTAAGTGCATAGCTGAAAATATAAGTGCTAAAATACATAATAAAATAACTGGTAGTGCACCTAATGACACTACATACATAGCCTTATCTTTTAGTATTCTCTGTGCTAATAATCTCTCAGCTTTCTTTTTATTTATTTGCTGTTGGTTTAATTCAGGCATATATAGCTTGTCCCCATAATGTAGTTTTACCGTTTATTATTTCTACTACCTCTACTTTAAAATCACCATTTTTAAAAAAATCAACAATAGCAAAAGCATGATTCCAATTATGTAAATTACCTTTTAACCATTTATTTTTCTCACTACTCATATCTTTTAAACACCCTAAGCTCCATGCTGACTGTGTGCCACCTAATCCTGTCTCTGTAAATCGTTGTAAATCATGTGTATGACCATACATTATATTTTCTTTATATGATCCTAAATGTTTTTTAGCATGATGTATAGGCACATAATCACCATGTGTAAAATTAAGCTTACCTATTTTTAGCTTTTTTGTGCTAACATATTTCCAGTATTTATATCCTCTAGATTTTAAATTTAATGCTATTTCTGTTTTATATTGTGGTAAATATGGGTGTTTTGTTACCCAATTATCTAACCACAGCTCATGATTTCCCTGTATAAAATGTCGCTCATTACATTGTATTTTATCTAATTCTTTATCTATTAAATCCATTCCATCATTAACTAATTTAACTTCTTTATCTAGCATAGGTATTAACATCTCTAATGGTGGCTTCTCTCTATCTCTCCAATAATGTTTACTAAATAGCTCCCATTCTCCAGTGTCTCCTAAGTCTATATATATATCAGGCTTTACTACATTTATAGCCTGACATAGTATAGAAAATGCTTTTTTATCATGGACTGGTATATGTTTATCAGGAGTTACTAAAGCTCTTTTTATCAATCTAATTCCTTATTAATTTTAATAGCTATGTAAACTAAAGTAGCTAGTGATGCTAAAGCACTCATAATAGGAGGCACATACTCAGTCCAGTGTAGAGCACTTGTAACTATTCCTATTCCTGCTGTCCTTAAAGTGTCTACCAATTTTGTGCCTTTACTATATTTGATAATTCTATAGCTCTATTAGGTGTCTGCTTTGCCCATTTACTATCTAACATTTCAGCAGATGCCTTATCCCATCTTTTAGCCTCTAAATGTGCTATAGCTTTTTTAAACATACTAAACCCATTTACACCTAACTGATAACAACAGTTATAAACTACATCCTGCACAGGCTCAGGCATATATTTCATCCATTCAAATTTTTTATTTACATCTTTAACTAACTTAGCTAACTTTCTCTCTAATATAATATCAGCTATATCCTGATCTAATTTTAAATCTTTAATAGCAAATCCATAGCCTATAGTCAATACTTGAGCTGAGCATAAATAAGCTGTAGACCTAAATCCTTCATGTTTTTTTATATCTTCTATTAATTTATTCATTATGGAGTCCCTCCTGATTGAAATGTATTAGATTGCCTAGCTGTAGGATTTACAGCCTTAGCACCAGTGTTATTTGATCTATTATATCTATTAATAGGACTATTAGGTGTATCATTTACAATAGGACTTAAATTGTTTCCGTTATATTTATAATAAAAAGAACCAGTCCCATAAATATTAGCAGTATTATTTTTTACGTGCATTTCACCATTTATAAAAAATGGAATCCATGATGATAATCCTGAATATTTATATATAGAACTAGACTGGTTATAATTACCACTATCACTAGATAAATTAAAAGGTGTTCCTGAATTATATATGGCTGTAATATTAGATTGATCTAGTGCTCCATTCCATACACAAAACTCATCAAATCTAGTAGGAGCACCTGAATCTGTGTTATTTGATATTAAATTATCCTGACTATTACTAAATAAACTATTACCTGCTAATCCTGTATATACCTGCCTATTAACTGCTACACTAGGATTAGGTCTGTAAACTTCTGAAATGGTATGAGTTAGAGCTAAAACACCATTTAAATATATTTTAAATTCAGACTCATCATAAGTAACTATTAAATTAAACCAATCATATATAATATTAGGCATATTATAATTAGTCTCTAAATCTTGATAGGTTATTAAAGAATTATTTTCTCCTGCACTAGTTCCTGCTTTAGTTAAACCTACATACAGAGATGATCCTGCATCAAATATAATTAAATGAAAATAATTAGCATTTTGATCTAAAATAGATCCATTAAAACCCTTTCTAAATGATGCTGATCCTGAGCTATCTTTAACACCGTATGAGTAAGGTCTAAAAAATCCTCCTATTGACTTGATCCATACACTGCAAGTATGCTGATTATTAGTTAAATGATCACTATTGCTAGTAATATAAGGTAAAAATCCCATTCCTCCTAATTCATTACTAAAACTATAATCATTAGAAAAACTTACAGCAGTAGCTGTAGATATATTTGTCAATGATGCTGAATTACTCATTAAATTATCTTGTGCATCCTCTGCTGTTACATATATATCATAGCTAGTATTTGCTGATAAACCAGTAAAATTTATATTTACTAAAGTAGTAGATGTTACATTTAAAACACTAGAACTATCTGCTACTGTAACAGATCCATAATTACTACCTGCCTTAACTTGTGCTGATGTAGGAGCTGTAGATCCATTAGGAACTGCTATGCCATACACATTACCTAGCTCATTTATTTGGCATAAAATTCTAATAACTGTATCAGATGGAGTAGAGTGTAAATATATAGAATTACCAAACTGATCAGGTATAAATTCAGGTGCTACTGTATCATTATTATCAGTGTCTCCAGTATTATCATTATCATCATTTGTTAGTGTAGTTGCAGTTAATTGACTATATAAAATAGTAGAAATATTATCTTGATCATCTTGTATAGCTAAATATAAATCATAACTAGTGCCTACAGTTAATCCTTCAAATATTATATTATTTTGACTAACTGATGTAACATCTATAACTTTTACTAAATTATCAGCTAAACTAACATCACCACTATCAGTCCCTGCTATTACTTGATTTACAGATGGCTCTGTAGCATCATTAGGCAATAATACAGCATGAGCTGTGCCATTTTCATTCATAGAAAAACTATATATTATATGATTTTCACCTACTTCATTTATAGATATATCACTCAATAACACAGGAGGTGTAGTATCACTACTAGGATCATAATTAACTCCTACCCAGTTTTTAATACCATCATTAATAGATGATCCTGCAAAATATCTTTTTAATCTATCATTTAATGATAAAATACTATCACCTTGATTAGTTCCTGCTGTTCCTGCTTCATTATACAGTGCATCATTTAATGATCCTTTATTTAATGGAAATTTTAAATTTAAATAATCTTTTACCTGACCATTTAAATCATTTTCATTAGATGTGTCATGGTCAAATCCTGTTTTTAATTTGTCATTTATTGACATAAACCTCCTTATAATTAAGGGGAGGCACTAAACCTCCCCCAAATTAACACACATTAACTATTACGAAACATCATGAGTAATTAATACACCATGAGAGTCCTGTCCTTCACCTACACCATAGTATCCTCTACCTACAATATGGAAACCTCCAACTACTGCATCTCTTTCAGTTTCTATATTAACTAAGCCCTGACTACCTATAGCACAAACTATAGCACCTTTAGCAAACATGCCTGATGGATTGTCATTACTACCATCTTCTATTACACCTTCAGAATGATATACACCTGTCAATCCAATTTGTGTTACAAATCCTGTAGAGGCAAACTCCTCAGCAGGTGTAGTGTTACTAAATCCAGTTACAGCAGATGTATCTAACAATAATGGTCTCAAACCTTTACCACCATATATACCTTTAGCATTTGAAACAAAACTAAAAGGAGCTATACCTCCTGCACTTTTAATCATTCTCATAGCATCAAATAAATGTGTTAAAGTTATTTGAGTTGATGCTCCTCCTTGTGTTTGGCTAAAATCAGCAAATAAAGCACATACATCTAAATCAAATTTTTGAGCTACTGCATTACCCATAATAGCTCCTAAATCTGCACCTACATTAGCACCTCCAAAATATGCTACATCTGCTACTGTAGTATGTGTAGACTTTTGATCTATTTTAACCTGTCTATCTGATGCTGTTATTTTTCTCATTGTAGATTTACCTGACTCAGTTCCGTCTACTTGTCCACTTGTTATCTGTGGATAAATAGGAAAATTAACTACAGCATTACCCTGAGTTGCTTGTGAAGATGTTATTAAAGGTAATGTTACATTAACATTCTGAAACTTAAAAACAGCTTCACCCTTCATTACTCCCATAGCCTTATCTATACTACTTGCATCTGTAAAATCTGACATTTCTACTCACTTTCTTTTTTTAATTGTTCAAAGTCTACTCCTGTAAACATTAATTTTCTAGATTTGATTTTTCTGCCTAATTTATTAGTAGTAGCTCTATCTTCCATTTCATCTATAATTACATCATAGTCTACCTGTTGATCTTTATAAAATCCTACAGCCTCACCTTCAGGTGTAACACCCTGTGATAATGTATCATCTTCATTTAAATCTAGACCAAAAGGCTTAAACCCTGATTTTATTTTCTTTATTTTAGCCACTATTTATCACTAGGTGTAAATACATTAAAAATACTGTTCTTTTTTTTGTATTCTTTATATCCTTCAGGATTATTTAATGCCAAATCATCAGGATTATCATACCCACCAAATCTACCTGCATTTTTATTATTTACTGGTGCAGGTTTATTAACATTTAAATCATTCACTATATTTTTTAAAATATTTATAGGAATGTCAGCAGACATATAATTTTCTCTTATATTTTCAGGCAATTTATTTAAGTAATCTGCTCTAACTGTAGACTTAATATCATTATATTTAGCCTCAAATGCTTGAGCTTTCTCATATTTAGACTTATATTCATTAGCTAAATCTTGATATTTCTCCTGAGTTTCCAAATCTTTTAATTTTTGGATCTCATTATTTTTTTCTAGCTTTGCTAATTTTGCTTCTGTTGCCTGTGCTCTCTGTCTATACTTTTTGCTTTCTGCAATAGCAGTTGCCATGTCCTGAGCAGTATATGTAGCATCTGCACTCTTACTATTAGGGGTAACCTCTTGCTCTGTGTCTTGAGCTTTATTTTCTTCAGACATTACTGTCTCCTTATTTTGTTTTATTTAAAATGTCATATAATATATGTATCAGACTGAGAGGATAAAGTAAAGAGCCTAACATTATCCCCACTATATCAGTCTGACCTGTCCTAAGGATATTTCTCTGCTCACTTGATAAAACCCAAGTAAACAAACATCCTACATAACCTGTAAGATAAATCCATAATAAAGCCTTCATAACTTTACCTTTATTTTCTGCTTTTTTTTATAATACTTATCAGCTTTCTGCTTTGTTAATTTTTCTATCTGCTTATTAACATATTTAGCTAGTGTATTAGCTAAAGGCTTTTTTTTAGATGTTATTTCTCTACCATTTTTAGCATTATGCTTTACTCTCTCTGCAAATGCTCCCTCCCATCCTATACTAACACCATTATTATCTACTTCTCTTACTTGTAAATCTCTTAACATATCACCAGTTAATGTTAGGTCAGGTGTTTCAGAAAATGATGTTTGTCTAGGAAATCTCAAATTGCCTTTACTTTCACCCCTAGTTTTTTTACCACCTTTTCTTTTGTATTTTTTATACTTTGCAGAGTAACCTGCAAAATCATCATCTAGACCTTTACCTGCTTTAGTTCTTGTTACAATTCTTTTAGCTACATCTTCTCCAAGCTTTTTCCATTTAGCTCTGCCTATACTTAAATTTTTCTTCATACCTCTACACCTCTAGCTGTTACAGGATTATAATTTTTTTTGCTACCTATAAAATTATCTGCTTTTTTATTTTCTAGCTTTACTGTTGGTGTAAGCATAGTCCATCTATGTCTACAATTATAGCCACCTCCATCAGTAAAAGCACTTGGAAATCTTTTATCTATTTCTTTTTTTGTTAAAGATCCTGCACTGATCATCTCTAAACACACATCCCTAGTTCTTTCATCTAATGCACCCTGATAATAATACTTAGTATCATCAGGCATATCCTCAGTCATAAGCTCAGTTACTGACCTAGAGTAGCTATTTAATGATGTATTAGCTAATGTCTTAGCTTGTTCTTTAGTTAATACACCCCCAAATCCGTTTAAAATGCTATCTGTAAGCTCACTTTCTGTTAGTCCTGCTATTATACCCCTAGACAGTTCTTTTTTCATTGTATTTGCAAAATTTTTACACTCACCTACATAAAAAGTTCTATCTATTTCTACTAACGACTGTAAACCTGCTTCAGATACAGCTCCAAATCCTTCCATATTTTCTAAAATACTTGTATAAGCATTTAATAATATTTCTATGTCTCCCTGTAGGTTTAATGTATTTAAGATGTAATCCTCAAAATCTATAGCACTTAA